TTGCCCATTACGACTCCGGGATGAAGCTTTATTTCATTCACAGTTTGCCAATCCCCTGAATAACCTTCCTGATGGCCGTTTCTGACCCGGTCGTTGTCCTGCCACATTCTCAGCTGACTGTTAAGTTTCTCCTTGGTAATAATACCTGGGAGGATTTCATAGATAAATTCTGCAGCCATTTCGTTCTCCTTTGTTTATTCCCTCAATGGGGAGGGTGCCCTTGTTAGAATCTAACAATCTGTTGCCTCCACGACCTTGAACTCCGTTCTAGCGCCCTTACCACGCTGGCTCACAGCGTAATCATTAAGATTACGCCAGAACTTCAGGCGCTCCTCTGAGTGCTCAGCTTTCGTGTATTCCAGGACTTCCCAAGGTTGCCACTGCAATTCTTCCTTTGCATTCACACCCCAATAGCAACGGCGCTGCGGGTCGGTATTCACGAGATGACGCTCACGCATCATAATTACTAAGCTCATTTAGTACCTCCTTTATTCCCTTAGTGTTTCAAAAATCCAGGTGGTCGAGTATTCGGCTGTTGGGTAATGCCTTGTACCTGTCCATGAGTTCTTTTATTACTTCACGGCTGAAGTCCTTTCCTTCGCGCACGACGAGTGCGAGTACATTGTCCACCCAAGTATCATCCTCACACTGCACATGCCCGTCGAACACATCGTCGAAACAGTACCGCATGCGGTTCTCGAATACCCATTTCTTGAAGCGGTCAGCTTTACTGGCATCACTGTGCGGCAGGTAGGTACGGTTCATCCACCCTATTACGTTCTCTCGATAATGGCCGAGTCCAGCCGGCATGTAGTGAAACGGGTTTACATCGCTGAGATAGAATCCCTCTACCGGCATGATACGCGGCATCCTCTTGCGGATAGAATACATACGGCGCCCCTGAATGAAGGGCGTCTCTCCGAATGCGATTTCGAACAGGCTACGCGCAACGGGACGGATGGTGCTGCCCTCATGGTAGGTTGCATGCTTCCGCTTCGTGGTGTAGCCCCCAAACCACACCCAGGGGAGGTTATATTCGAAGGTAGTGACAGAGGTATCACGGAGGGTGCCCATCAGCGCCCGGCGCTCCGCGCATTCCATTAGGCGAAAATTGGAAGGCTCCGTCCATTCAGGTAAAACCAGAATGTGTTTCTTCATTACCTTAGGGATTGCGGGTTCGAATTTCTCTGGTTTGTAGTGAGACAGGCCGTAGAACCCTAAGTATCCGTCTTCGCTTTTCATATGTAATCCTTTGTGAATTGTAAGTGGAGATATGTTGGCTAGTGTAATACACTTTTTAGGTAGGGTCAATGAGAGAAATGGGATTATTATGGATTAAATATTATTCGTAGTCTTGTTAGAATCTAACAAAATTTTGTAATTAAATAATATTGATAATCCGTCATAATGTTAGTGGAAAAGAATAAAAGTGGTGCTATAGTACCTCATTTTTGAGTTTTCAAAAAAGGCTCAAAAAGTGTAAGATAACTTCGTGTTATTGGAAGTCATTTTTAAGGAAAATGAAAAAAAAGGTGAAAAAAATAGATGAGAGAAATCAGGGGGATGGTGCCCTAATCGTTAACATTTTTAGTCATAATAGTGTATTATAAATAAATGGTGAAATCTCACTTATAGGCGATTCACTGTGTACTACACTTTATTTTCCAATTCCAGGGTCAAGGGTATTTTCATAATTTTTTGAATGGTATCTCTTTTATACTATATCTATATTATATATAAAAAATAGAATACAAAGAGTATAAAATATGGAAAGTTATTGTATCTGCTTCGCTATGTCAAATAGATAGCACAACGGTGTGAGGGCACCCTCCCCAGCCTAAACCGGCGAGTTAAACTGATGGGCGAGTTAATTCGGCGAGTTAAAATGGTTTGCGAGTTCTGACGATTGTTTCACGTGAAACAATGGGTATGGCATTAGGTTAGACTCTAACAAACTGCTATATCAGCATGCAACGCAATCCGGGCACCGTCCGTAACGGCATCACGCACACAGGGTGTGGCGCGTGTCGCGCAGAATACGGACGGTGCCCGTCAAGCGGGGCACCCTCGAGACCCGCATGGAGTCGGGGAGGGTGCCCGTGGCGATTACATCAACCCTCCTGAGGTTTTGATTGTGAATGCGGTCTTTGAGTGGGAGAACACCCTGTCGTCCGGGGCCCCGAACTTACGCTTCTTGATCGATTTCAGGATATGACCACCAGAACCAGTCAGAGAACGCTGCTGCGCGGCTTCTTTGCGCATCATATCAGATGGTGAGATGTCTGGCTCATACTTTGAGACAAGGGTGTCCCTGGGCCCCTGCAGGGCGCTTCTGGGCAGTTCTGAGAGGAGAGAACGGGCGGTGCCGGTCTGCAGGACCCCAAGCTTGTGCAGGAAAGCCTGTGCCTCGTAATACCGCGCATTCTCAATGATGGTCATGGCGGATACGAACATGGGAGTCTGGGGCACTACCGCGTTAGAGTCTAACTCGAGATAGGCGCAGAGCGGGTACGCGAGTTCTTCGGCATTACGAGCGCCGGCCATCGAGTTGACCAGAAAAGTGTAGGGGTCAGAAAATGTACGCGCTTGGGCAACGAGAATTTTGGCTTTTTGGAAATTCATAATTTTTCTCCATGAAAAATGTTTGAGCAAAAAGATAGCGAGGGCGCCGCCGGTGAGGACGGCGCCCTGCTAAGTGGTTGATATTACGCGGCTTTTTTGGTTTTGACCGCTGCGGTTTTCGGGAGGACGCTTGCCATAATCGCAGCGAACGTCTCCTTATCTGTGTCCCGGATGTGCAGAAGATACTTTGTTACCTGCTCAGACATTGGAATGACTGGAGCGGATTTTTTCGCTGCTTCTGCTTCTGCTTCTTTCGCTTTTTCAGCAGCTCGTTTTTCGTCTCTCATGCGCTTTGCTTCAGTCAAAATGCTTCCCGTAAAATCGGGATTAGCTTTGAATACGCTTTTTGCTTGGGAAATTGCCGACTTGCCGGACGAATTAAGCGCCTTGTTATTTTGTATGGCCTGCAATTCAGCGAGAGCATTTAAGTCGCCTGATTGAAGCAATGCAAAGCTATTGTTTGCGATAATAGCAACCGCGCCTTTTTTTACCGAGTCGGCAGAAGCTAGATTTTCAAAAGCCGTATTAATAGCTTTCAAATTAGATTTTACGTCGATTTTTTTAGCAGTCATGTTTTTCACTCCATTAAAAAGGTTAGACTCTAACCAGCAGCAGGTTGATTTTAGACATGGTTGTCCCTTGTTCAGGGCGCACCCCGTTATGAAAATCAGACCTACCTCCGGCCATTGTAAACCTTTCATTTACGTTAATTGACTATCAATTAACTATCCCCAATATAGCCTACTGTTAAAAATAAATCAACACAATTTTAACGATTAAAATAAATAATATAATTCAATTGAATCAATGACTTACATAATAAATATGTATAATAAGGGTACTATGATTTTATTTTCACAACTAGGGCGTGTGCTATTATAATGTTGGGTCTATTATAAAAAATTTTTGACCGTTTACTCCAGGTTATGGTAATTGTCCTGTGTCAAGGACATAGGACGGGCGCCGGCGGTGTCGGGCGCCGGCGGTGTCGGCGGTGTCGGGCGCCGGCGGTGTCGGGCGCCGGCGGTGTCGGGCGCCGGCGGTGTCGGGCACCCGTAAGTCGCTATCATCGCTATTAAAGGTCTAAGTGTTATCCCTTAAGTCCCAAGTAGCCAATTAAAGGATCATATATGAGACGTTTATGCGGAGAAAACGGATCATAATGTCCGCAAAAATGTCCCAAATAAAAACCCGTACCTCGCGGTACGGGTTTTCAGGGCCTGGCGGATGTCTAGTACTTAGGGGCTTTCGACTTGCCGGGTTTTTTCGAAGCCTTCTTTTTCTTTGGTGCAGCCATTGTAATCTCCTTCAGATTGATACTCTTGCCTTGATCGGCGGATGAGAGTGGTAGTTCCCCAGAGTAACATCATCGAATTTAAAATCAAAGAGGTTTTTGATTTCTTTATTCAGCAGCAGGTCTGGAGGATCGAACAGGTCTCTCTGAAGCTGCTGCTTCGCCTGCTTGATATGGTTGTTGTAGATGTGAACATCTCCAAAGGTGTGCACGAAGTCCCCGAGCTCGAGGCCTGTTACCTGCGCGACCATGCTGGTCAGCAAGGCGTAGGACGCGATGTTGAACGGGACGCCCAGGAACAGGTCGGCGCTTCTTTGATAAAGCTGGCAGGACAGCTTCCCGTTGACGACATAGAACTGGAACAGCGTATGGCACGGGGGAAGCTTCACCTGCCCTATCTCCATCGGGTTCCACCCGGTTACGATCAGGCGCCGGCAGTCCGGGTTGGTCTTGATCCTCTCCACCACGTTGGCAAGCTGGTCGACTCCTTTGATCTTTATGGTGGTGACCTCTTGAACTATCACGTCTCCCCTCTGTCTGATTTCCCTCATCGGAAAGTCTATCGCGCCGAAGTTGCGCCACTGCTTTCCGTAGACGGGGCCCAGGTCGCCGTTCTCGTCCGCCCATTCGTCCCAGATCCGAACCCCGTTCTCCTGCAGGGTCTTGATGTTTGTGTTTCCAGAAATAAACCATAGGAGCTCATGCACGATGGACTTCATATGCATCTTCTTGGTTGTCAGGAGCGGAAAACCTTTCGTCAGGTCACAGCGAAGCTGACGGCCAAAGACGGAGAGCGTCCCAGTGCCGGTGCGGTCTCCCTTCTGTGCGCCGTTCTCGAGGATGTCTTTCATCAGGTTCAGGTATTGTGTTTCCATTAGAGCATCTCCAACAATTTATGGTCGACGTAATCCTTCGGATCCAGATAGACGATTGGTTTGTTCGTCTCTTTCGCGCGAGTGATCTCCTTATCGACTCCCCAGCTTTTATCCCACCCCGGTATCGTCAGGACGGCAAGAAGGTCGCAGCGATCCAGTATCGGCAAGTCGAAGCCGAGCCATTCGGCGCCGCCCCAATGGTTCAGATCGAGAAGGTGTCCCTGCACTATAGGGGCGAACACCTTGTCTCCTTCGTTCATCATCTTCGTCAGGCATTGCTTGTGCGCCAGGTATCGGTTCTCCCTCATCGATGGCAGGTCGTGTGAGTACGGGCCGGCCAGGTAAATGAACTGAGTTGGTTTTACGGTAGCCTTCGTCGTCTCGTCTATTCCTTTTATCGTATTAAGCATCATGGTTCTCCTCTATGGTTTCCTCGGTTTCTTTCTCTCTGAAGTCAAACGGGCCCCGTCCCCCGCCTATTTCCATCCCCACATACGTTTCGAAGCGGGTTCCTACGAGGCAATACAGGATGTTGCCTCTGTCCTCAAACCATTGGGTGTCCTTCGCTATTCTGAACTGTTCAGGTGTAACGACGAACTCTCTGTGGGTATTTTTGGTGGTTAATGTGCAAAAACCAGGAACTTTTGGTATTTTAGGAGGTTTTTTCTGAGAAATTGCGCTTAAATCGAGGCAAATCTTGTGACTTTTCTGTTTTTCCATCTGTTTTTCCCACAATTTCAGCAATTTTTTAACAGAAATTTTTCTAATAATTCCTTTTGGAAAGGGCTTGTTACCCATTCTGTCCAAGAGCTGGCCAGCGTTTATGACACGGAGTTTCATTTCTTCAGCACTTTCATATTATGAAATACGAATTTGCCTTGGGCTCCGCGCTCGAAGGTGATGTTCAGTTCACCCTTCTCCCGTCCTTCATTGCAGTAGTCTTCCATCTCGGTTTTGAACCGTTGTTTTGAGACAGCACTGGATGAGGCTGCAACCGTTGCGTATGACCAGTACGCAAGGTGCGCCTCATCCAGACCTATGGTCGCGCCTTCTTCGACCACAACTCGTTCTACAAGAAATTGTCTGACGCTTGAGTTTGTCAGTTCAAGATCTTTCAGCGCTTCAAAATGGCTTGGTGGTAATTTATATGTTGGTCGTCCACTCATCTCCGGGTAAATCTCGAGAGCCCAAGCCACGATCTCTTCAATCTCTTCTTCCGCGATACTTTTACCGATAGATTCCACCTTATCTTCATTGTAGATGTGGTTGTTGAATGTGAAGATCGCCCATCTGCGGTTAAAACCAAAACTGGTGTCTCTCGATTTGGGAAAGTGGTTCGATGAAAACCAATGCGCTGCTACAGGGAAGAAGCTGAACGGGCTTCCAAAAATATGACGTGAGGTTTTTTTATCCCCTGCCACAACACTTTTGAATGCGGCGCCATCGATATATGCTTTCTCAGGCAACTCTCCGCAGACGTTTAACAACTTGCCGGCCAGGCCTGCGAACTCAAACTTCTCGCTCCATTCCGTTGGAGGAAGTGCAATCTGGGCTTCTTCAGGGATCATCGTCTCGATTATATTCAGGAGCTGTGATTTTCCTGTTCCGCCTTTTCCTTTTAGAAGGATCGCCTGTTGGTATGCGGGTCCCTTACCCATGATCGTCGCGGAGATCACTTCCTTCAGGGCATGAAGACGCTCGGCGTAATCTTTTTCATTACCCCAGAAGTCTTCCATCATCTTCAGGAACCTTGGGCACTTCCCAGCCTGACTAGGCATATACCTGAACGGGAGTGTGTAGGTCATTCCGAAGCTGGGTTGATGCTCTACCAGTCTCATATCGGTGGTCAGGAACCCGTTGGCGAAGTTCACCCCGAACACTCGGGTCTTGCTCAACTCCTGAGGTACCAGAGTTGATATGGTGCGCATGATTCCCTTATGATCGCTCTCCCTCCTTGCCGCATCCATGGCGCCGAAGTCCACGGCGATCATTCTCAGGATGTCCTTCTCAACAACCTTCTTCCAGTGAGACCCGCCCCAAGTCATAAAGAAACCTTCGGCGAAGGCGAGTGGGCCTATTTTATCTTCGAACTCTTTTATCGCTTCGTGGGCGATCTCGGTATGGTTGGCACCGGCGATACCGCCGCGCTGTAGTTCTCTGACTCGAGCCTCGAACACACCCATCGGTACTTTTTCTGGGGAATTTCCGCTGATATATTTCATCAGCCGTTTCTTTTCTATGATCGACAGTTTAGGGGAGACAGATATTTTTTTCAGCATCAGCTCTATAGCCGTGTATTTTCTCGAACTGCCACCCTCTGGTGCTTCGAACTCACCCTTCAAGTACGCGTAGATTTGATCATGTGTCCATTCTTGTTGATCTTCCGTGAAGATCAGTCCGTAACCCTTCAGCTCTTCTTCGGTCATGTCCTCATCCCAACCAGTAGGGAGGATGTGTCCTTTGCTGTGAATGTCCTTGATCAGAAACTGCAGCATGCTCTTGACACCTTTATCGGGGTCAGTCGCGTCACCCGCCACTTGCTGCACCTGGTTGGTGACCCATGAATACATGTTGTTGATGCCGGTCTTGACCGAGATTTCACCGCGCTGTATGGCGTAGGCTTGCATGCCGGCGAATTGGGTCATGGCTGTGTCGCGCGACCCGGCGGAGACATAGTTCATAACGCGGAAGCTCTTCTTGTTCTCCAGCGGTGTGATAAGGGAGATCGCTGCGCGAAGCTGATCCTCGAAATCATCTGGAAGGGGTAGAAGCTGATCAAGCACATCATACAAGTTGCAGTTAGACGTATACGGTTTCTCTGTGTCGGGGTGGATGGATGGGGGAAGAACAAACTGGTTCCCCATTTGCAGACACTCGACGAGCATCGCTCCATTCTTGTCTATGATCTTAAAGGTCTTACCGTTGTTGCACTTTGGGTTGAACTTGTAGGCTTGTACAAACCCTTTACGACCCACCCGGCGCCACGGGGATTTAGGAAGGAGTTTCTCGATCGCCGCGGCGATCTTGGGATCTTCAGTATCTAAGTCCACACCTACGATTTGGGATTGTGGTCCACAAACCAGGCCGATGTTGTTGTTTGCAAACCTGGCCAACCAGTTTTCCAAGGTGGCTGAATCTATGGGCTTGTCTTTCCATTTCGTCCAGTCATTGAAGAAGGGCGCCTTACGTTTTTTCCCATGCGCTCCAAGTGGCACAACCGAGATGCCGTGGGCGTTATATTTAGGGGCTTCCTGTCCGAAAATCATGTTCAATACTCCTCGTAAATCTTATATCCAATCGCCAGGCTGAGCCCGATGAAGATGGATATAGAGAGAGGAAAATATTCTGTGGGGAGAGGAAAGAAGTTGTAGATCACTTTACCTGCGCTGATCAGCAATAAGCTGGCAGCTGTAAAGAGGAAGGCGCGTATGAATAGCATAGGTGAGGCTCCCTATTGGATTGAGTCTTGTTTCTCTGCTGGTACAAAGTCGAGGGTCAGTTTAGAAATCCGGGCTGTGAATTCGTTTCTCTGGTCAGGATTGAGAATGTCACCCATAGCATCGAGGACAGTCTCAATGAAAGTATTCACGTTCTGGATGTAGATCAGTCTTTCTTTTAGTTCAACAATCTTCTCAAGCAACCCAACTGAGAGCCTGAAATAAGTATTGCGGTCGGCAGCATTGTCGGAAGTTTTCGCAGTCTCTCCATAAGTTTTCAGTCCTTCATATAGATCGGAGATTTCTTGTTGGAGGTCTTTTTCTCCCATGGGTTTTGAAACGTGGGCATGCGAATCAAAATCATTCACTGGGCTGGTGCAGGTGAAAAGATCTTTGACCCTCTGGTCATACGGACATTCCGGGTCAGAGAAATACTCTGGGTTATTTTCATATAGATCCATTACCTGCTTTAAAAGCTGGGTCGGCAGGGGTGGGTAGAAATTTGAAGACATTTTATTCTCCGTGTGTTCCTATAAAAACAGTGATACCATGAATTAGTGGCAAATCACAAGAACTAAAAATTAAAAATTCGTTAATTTCTGCAAAAAGATCGAAGTAATGTCCATAAATCGTTTCGCCGTAGAGTTATTGAAAAAATCCGACGAGAGGTTTTCCGTAGACTCGCTCACTATGTCAATGTCTGAGTGGGTCAGCAAAAATACGACAATTTTGGGAAAGCCTTTTTCGTTTAAGGGATACGACTTCCAGAGAAAAATCCTGGACGACATGCACCCCAACCTGGATTGCATTAAAATATCTCAGGTCGGTCTTACTGAAGTGATGATCAGAAAAATCCTCGCGTTTCTCAGGCGCCACGATGGTTTGTCTGCGATTTACAGCTTACCCACCCAGGAGATGTTCGAACGGATTTCAAGTGGGCGTATCAAGCCCATTATCAATACCGATAAAGTATTTGCCGCGCAGGACGGAAACTCCCGATCGATGGGGATGATGCAGTTCGGAAGATCATTTCTCTACGTGGTCGCAGCGATAGAAACCGCCGCGACTTCCATCAGCGCTGATGCCGTCTTTAATGATGAGGTAGATCTTTCAAATCAACAAACCCTTGGTCTGTTCGGTTCTCGTCTACAGAACTCCACCTGGAAGATAAGTCAAAGATTTTCAACCCCCTCATTCCCGGCATTCGGCATAGACCTCAACTGGCAAGCCAGCGATCAACACAACTATATGCGCCGCTGTACCTGTTGCGGGAACTGGAATATTCCTGAGTTCAATAGAGAGTATATCAACATTCCTGGACTCCCGGATAATATCGAGAATCTTGCTGATCTTCGTGTAGAGCATCAAGATGTTATTGATTTGTCTGCTTCGTTTGTGATGTGCGCCAAATGTCGTACAAGGCTGGATCTGTCAGACATAGGTGAATGGGTTTCAAAATATCCAAGCAGGACAGAATCGAGAGGCTATCGTGTTACTCCGTTCTGTACCAACAAACTCCCGGTCAATTATATTGTCAGAGAACTTTGGAAGTATCAGAAGCTTGAGTTCACCCGCGGGTGGTGGAATACAGTTCTAGGCCTTCCCTATTCAGATGGAACTATCCAAATTCCTAAAGAAGATATCATAGCCTGTATGACCGATAACCCGGCACCGCTGGAGTCGTCAAAGGCTGAAGGAATCTGGGTCGGTATAGACGTTGGTCAGGTGTGCCATATCATTATCGGGCGCGGGAGCGCTGAGTCCCCAGAGATCATCAACATGTACACGGTTCATATAGACCAACTTGTTGAACACGTGAGAGATCTTTGTGCCACATCAAATGTTTATGGAGGTTGTATTGATAGGCATCCTTATGAACCTACTGCTCAAGATGTTTTTAATGTATCAGGCGGTAAAATCGTTGCCGTGGAGTATCGAGGACAAAAAGACATCAATATGGTTTACGATGTGGAGAAAAATCTTTCCCACGTCCAAGTAAATCACACCTCGTTTCTTGATAGAGTTTCCACAATCATTAAGAAGAGAAAATTACGCATCAGCGGGTACTCACAATATAAGACCGTGTTCATAGAGCATCTCCGCGACATGGTAAGGGATGAAGTGCCGGGTGAACCTGCACAATGGAGAAAGCTGACGAAGAATGATCACTTCTTCCACGCAACTGGGTTCATGCTGGCTGCTCCGCATATACTTGAAATGTTTAGGTTAACTTCAAAACTGGAGACGAGAACTATGGTTCTTGGTAAGGTTGTTGATATAAAAGACGGGGGCGCCGGCTTGATCGGGGTCTCGAAATCTGATAACAAGGCTATTGCGAATAAACACTCCTGGCTATAAAGTAGTGTGAGGGGATTATAATGGCTCTGAGCCTGTCACAAATCATACTTCCGAAGAGAAAAGCTAACCCAAAGGGGGCTTCTTCTACTTCCACCTTTAATGCCAGCTCCTCTGATCAGGTGCTTGCGGCTCCAGATTTTCGTCAGCATCTTAGGGATATATTCACCGACCGGACATCTCAGGATGCGCGTCAGCTTATCACCGACCTTCTGAAATTCGACTCAGATACCTCGGCCACCCTGCATGCGTTCTTAACAATCTCTGATACGCCGTTGCGGGTATATGCTTATGATGAAAACGGTCAGCTTGACCCAGCAGGACAGGAGCAACTCGATGCGCTACGCCGGTCGCTATTCCAAAGGTCGGACTACTCAACTGGTTTTGAGTTCACCAACTCTCAAGGAAAAGTTTCTGAGGATCTTCGTTATTGTATTCTCTGGCGCGGTGCTTGCGCTGCCGAGCTCCTGTTCGATAAACTTCTAATCCCTAACGATTTCAGAATTGTCGACCCGGGGGAGCTTTACTGGTACGAAAAACAACCTGGCTTGTATAAGCCAGAACAGAGACCAAAGGCTTCCAGCGATAAACTCCAACTGGATATTCCAACACTGTTTGTCAAATACCACAGGCAGAATCCTACAGAGCTTTATCCTCAATCCCCGTTTGTTTCGTCAATCAATACGATCGCCGCGCGTCAGCAGGTCATCAATGATCTTTATCGGATCATGCAAAAGACCGGATATCCGCGCATCGAGCTGACCGTGCTTGAGGATGTGCTTCGTAAGAATGCTCCTGCGGAGATTGCTGGCAGTGAAGCAAAGATGACAACCTGGTTGAGAGACCGGTTGAATAGCGTGGCTGCAGACGTTGCTACGATGCGCCCTGATGCAGTTTATGTTCATACTGATGCGGTGGAGTCCAAGATCCTGAATGAGAAGGGCCCCGGCACCGCTATGGATGTTACATCCATCATCGATGTGTTAAATGCTCAGAACCAGGCGGCGCTGAAGACCATGTCTTCTATCATCGGTCGCGGTGAGAGTGGTGTAAACACATCTACTGTCGAGGCCAGGATTTTTTCTCTGAGCGCTCAAGCTCTCAATACACCGGTGGCGGATCTTTTCTCTGATGCGTTTACTCTGGCGATGCGCCTCACTGGATATTCAGGGTACGTGGTTTGTAGGTTCGATGATGTAGAACTTCGTCCAAAGACCGAGCTTGAAGCTATGCTGACAATGCGCCAATCCAGGATGATGCAAAACCTCAGTCTTGGGCTTATTACCGATGCTGAATATCATATCGAGATTTTCAACCGGCCACCACCAACAGGTTCTCCAACACTTTCTGGTACGGGCTTCATGCCTATGGCTGGCGCCGCCGGTGTCGACGCTGGAAGTGCAAGTCCTAACTCAGACCCTCTGGGTCGCAGTATAACCCCATCAGATAACAAGTCCGCCAAATCAAACACAGTCAAGAGAGGTAAATAAACATGGATTCTCCAAATTCAGCCAAGGCAGAAAAAGGCCGGTATTGTGATCGTGATAGTTTCAATGCTCCCGCGAGACACTGCTTCGCGGTAACTCCCGACGATAATGACGAGCTTCCTCATTGTACCCGCGGCATCATGGTATCAGTCGCGGGAAACGTCAGACTGGTTTTCGAGGCGGATGCCGACGATAACTCTCCAACGGATACGGATGTGACTTTGCCTCTGCTGGCGAAGACTTACTACCCATTTGCCGTTAAACAGATCTACGCAACCGACACCACAGCCACAGGGATTTTTGCTTTCTATTAATAAATATTATGGTATATTAGTTGTGTAGCAACGAGTATCTTGTAATAAGTGGCAAATAAGGTTATACCTAAAAGAGAAGTCGATAGGGGTTTACATGGGGAAAAAAGTCCTCGTTACGGAGAAAATAAAGTCTGCTCTCAGGTTCGCACTCGACGATCCTGACGCTGATCCGTCGAAGTTTTCAATTTTTGAAGCCAACATGGTATCCACGGCGCCCCTTTCAAAGGGTGGGTTTTGGAATAAAGCTCGGTTGAGCGCTTCAACACTTATTGAGATGCAGGAGAAATTGAACGCTGCGGGTGGAGCTATCCCCCTACAGATTATGCACGACACCCGACAGCTCCCCGTGGGGAAAGTTTTCAACGGCGCCTTAATGAGCGACACGCATGGTGAGACAACTCTTCACAGTCTTTTTGCTCTTTCAAATACGGAGACCAAGCTCGTCAATGATATTGAGAACTCCATTGTTGATGAGGTAAGCGTTGGTGTTCTTACAAAGCATGCGTTCTGTTCAGAGTGTAACTTTGACTACTTCGGTAAAGACGCTACGTTTGAGAATTTTTTCAATTTGACCTGTGCTGAAGGTCACGTGATCGGGGAAGACGGCGTTCACGTGAGACTTACAGGTCTGGAGTATTTTTCCGAGATGAGCCTGGTCGGTAAGGGCGCATCTAAGGACGCAAAGATTCTGCCCCGTGCAAAACAAAGCATGGGACAGGAAACCCTGGACAGGTTGGCTGCTAGCGGCGCAATGCCGGTTGATAGTCGTGTCCTAACCGCCTCGTTCAAGCTGACCGAGGACACTCAACCCAAAGAAGGAGATAACAAAATGGATAAAGACCTTATCGATAAGGTTTCTACCCTCTCCTCTGATTTGGCAAAGAAGGATATTTCCATCTCTGAAAAAGATGCAAAGATCACTGCTTTGACGGCGCAACTCGCGGAGGCGGAGAAAAAAATCGCCACCTTCGATGGTGCAAAGACCGAATCGGAGAAAGAGATTAACGCTCGGGCTGAAAAGGCCGAGACGAAATTGACGGAAGCAACTGCAAAGATGCTTCCGCATGCAAAAGCCGCATTGGTCGCTTCCGGTGCAGCTGACGCAACCCCTCCTGAAGATCTGGTGGCTATGCTCACCATGATTGAAGAAAAGGGGCTCAAACTCCATCAAGCAGTTGGGGCAACCCACTCTGATGGGGGCAAGAAGGATGTGAAGCAGACGGATGCGTCTGATGATCGTCGCAAGGAAGCTTTCCGAGTGAACAAGAAATAAGGAGATAGAACATGGCTGCTATTGGTCTCACTTCTCTCCGGGGTATCGTTCATGACGAGTTCCAGTATCCATTCTTGCTGGCGTCAGGTATTACCCAGGCAGATGAAGGCAAAGCCGTCACTCTTGATTCGAGTGCCGCAAATACTGTCAAGCTGGCAGGAAACGGGGATCGTATCCTCGGTATCCTTATGGTCGCAGAAGTTCGTGCCATTGAAGGCATCAGCATCGGCACCATTGCGCTGAAAGGTGGCTACAAGTTTGTAGTGAATCCTGATGCGACTGCATCCAGCCCGGATGAAACTCCTGCTCTTGGGGATTATCTTGTCGGTGGTACCGACAGTTCTTCCCCAGCGATTAAGGGGTATGTTCAAAAAGCACAATCTTCCGATCCTCAGGATTGGTTGGTTGTTGAAGTCCTCGACAGCGGCGCTGCTGTCGTGGCCATCCGGGTTTAAGGAGAAGCACAATGCAAATCAATACCCGCCCCCTGAGTGAGATCAAAAAGATCGATCTCTCAAAGCTCGTAAAAGAGCTGAAGTCCGATGTTGAGCAGGAATCAAAGAACGCAGGCATCAAGCTTGCGAAGGATGCTTCCAGCTTCGGCGTCAATATTCGCAACTACCTCCAACTGGCGGTAGGTCGTGAAATTGATAAAAAGGACGGTCTCGATGGTTATGAGATGGCTCTGTTCGAGCTGAATCTTCCCGTCAGGAATGATTTCGCAAACGGCATTTATCTGCAAGCCGCTTCGGAAACTTTCCAAACCTTCCCAGGTACCCGTGCCCTGTTCCCAGAAGTGATTGATGATGTGGTTCGTTTTGCAACCCGTCAAGATCAATTCGAAATCGTGGCGCCGATGCTTGCCAATAGCCGTACCATCGCCGGTAACGAGATGCTCTCCACTGTCATCAATGATGACGCTGGGGAACGCGATACCTTCTCGGTTCCTGAAATGGGCCGCATCCCGATCCGTACGATCAGGACTTCTCAAACGTCCGTGAAGATCTTCAAGCATGGTTCTGGTATTCGTACTTCGTACGAGTTCAGCCGCCGGGCTTCTCTGGATCTTCTGGTTCCGTTTGGTAACCGGATCGCTCGTGAGCTGGAAATCTCCAAGGTAACCGCCGCCACCACCATTCTGACGAATGGTGATGGTGTGAATGGTGCCGCTCCATCAGTGAACCAGTCGTCTTTCAACACACCAACTGGTATCACGGCCACCAACGGTCAAATCAACTGGGCTCACCTTATGGCCTGGTTGGTTTCACGCGCACAAGCCGGCACCCCTATTGATACAGTCCTGATGAACTGGGATGCGTATCTGCAGTGGATGCTGATGTTTGGCAAGCAAACCATTGGCGCCGCTACCTACAACTTTGGTGCTCGTCCGATCGACAACCTCAATGCCGCCGGTGTTCAACTTGGTCGCCTCGACCTGGCTCTGAACATCACGCCGGTTCTTTCCAGTGCTACCGAACCTGGTACCCTGCTCGGGTTCAGCAAAGGTGATACGCTGGAAGAACTCGTTGAGTCGGGTTCCAATATCCAGGAAACGGAACGTGCAATCCAAACGCAAACCATCACGATGGTTCGCACGGAGAACACGGGTTACAAACTGGTATTTGGTGACACCAGAAGCCAGTTTGTGTTTGACGAATAATATTCGCCAGACTACAATAAATTTAGAAACCCCACCCGCCAGGAATGTGTGGGTGGGGTTTTTAAATAACAGGGAGAATAAAATGAGTAAGTGCATCGTAAAACCTAAAAAACCAGAGTCATATCTTCTTCCCAACCGGGAGAGTATCAAACCGAACCGCCCTACTGTAGTAACCCTTACTTCATATTTGGAGGGACTTATTGCTGCTGGTAAGTTAACAATCTATGCCTCTAATCTATCGAAAGACGCAAATCAAAATATATTCCTAGAGGTGTTGAGAGACAGCAAGATGGATGAGACCTTAGCGGTTTCTTCTTACTGCGCCATGCTCGGGGTAGATATTCATGGTCAGCCCTTGACTGAGATGGAAGGAACTCTTGAGGATGAAGAAGGGCCAGAAGAGGGAGATCTGGAACAGCTTAGTGATGATCATTTTGATCCGAAAGAGAATGATTGATGTCAAAGTATGTGAAAGACGGCTCAGCTTACGCCTATAAAGTTTCTTTTATGGTGGATGGGGAACTTGTAGTTCCTGATGTTGATAGCGTCTATTTGACGGTTACAAACAACGCCGGCACCATAATCGATTATTATGATGAGCTTCAATTGGCGGTCCCAGCACTGGCCACTTCCTATGTTGAGGAATTTTCCGGGGCCGACAACACTTCCACTTTGACTTACGAGTTCAGGCATCTGGAATTCCGTTTTACCTACCAAGACAAGACTTACTTTATAAGGGATAGCTACATCCTTAGGGAGAGCCTTAACTTCCCCTTAAATGAGCAGGATGTGCGGGATCTTCTAGGTGTAAGTTCATCAGAGGCGCCAGACAACGCCATTGATATTTTCAGGGCGTATGACGGAGTAAAACTTGACGCTGGGGAGGCTGTGAATCTTGACACAATCATCTCAGGGGGTTCTATTTTAATACCGAGCGTCATCGAAGCTGTTAAATATAAAGCAGCCTTGGCATTGATGATCTCTATCCAGACATCGATGTTTCAAATGGAGCAGGCAGATAACACAATATATAACCGGTTTCAGAACATTGATTTTGCAGGGATCATAGATCAACTCACGAAGAAATATTCATCCCTGCTGAACGTGGTTCTAGAGATTGATACTCCCGAGGCGCCGCTTCTTTCTACACTGGCCGTAGGTACTGATCCGGTCACAAACACATAGGTGAACCATGGTTGGGCTCAATAAGCTTCTTGGGGTCGGAAAACGGTTTCGTAGCCAGTTCAAGCTCATTGATGGTAGAGAATTTTTCGGGCAGATGTTGGATATTCCCGACACTAGCCGGGTTAGCAACTTTCTCTCAGCGCGTCGATATTTAAGAACTGCTCCCAACACATTCTTGGTCCCTGGGAATGTAATGATTGCGCATGACACCACCTATATCATTGCAGAGCATGGAGAAGGTTTTTCGGTAGACCCAATCTACAAGCATTTCAAACTGTTTGGTGTTGATCAAATTCTTACGTGGTATGGGAGTACTGTACAAGAGAACGCTGTGACTGGTGTGAAGGAAGTTTTCACAGATCAAGATAATGGGGTGGTATATCTTTCTACTCAGCCGAAAGCATCAATGGTTGATCATCTTCACATCCCACAAGAACAACATGTCGCAATTTGCGACCGCCAGGTATTGGTGGATGATCGTGTTGGGGACTTTGTGGTTGTTAAATCAGATATGGTCTTAGGGGTCTACGTCCTGGAATTGAAGAAGCGATGAGTAAGAAAAACGAAGAGTCTATAAATCTTTTGGGGGATCAGATCTTCGCTTCTTTAACGGATCAGATCGATTCTGCTATCATTAATATGATGAAGACAATACGTACAAATATAAATCAGACCAATAAAAAATTCTTTAAGATTCTGACCAATAAAATTGTAAATAAGAAAAAATCCCCCTCGTTTGAAGGGGTGAAACCTATAAACTGGGCACCGCTCACTGAGTTGTATACCAGCCGTAGGTATAAACAGCATAAAATACGATCGGATGTGTTTTATAAAAGTGGTAGAACGAAAGGAACTCCTTTGAGTGTCTCTCTTCCTTCCTTGAATTATGAGACAATCTTTGGTGTGCCAACCCTTACGTACAAATTAGGCTCTACTGCTCATGGGGATAGAGCAGAAGTTAGATATATCCAACGAAGGGCGGGATTCCAGAAAGTTATATACGGGAAAAAGGGAACAAGAATATCCCAAAGGACAAAGCTTCCGAAGAGTTTATCGGCGTTTGTGGAGCTCACACCATTCCCTGTGTTAACGGGAGAATTTGCGACGAGTGTATTAGCCGGCGGGGATGATATGGCGGTCGAGACGTTTATCTTCGAGCACGAAACTGGACAAAATATTTCTGCAAAACTCACCAACCCTGGACCCGGCAGAGGAAAAATAGGCGCAGCATCTGGTAGGAAGCGTCTTGTACTTCGTGCCTATATGGAGTATTGGTTGAAAGTGGAAATGAGATCAGCAATGAGGCGTGGTGTAATATGAGTGGAATTTATCTAGATGTTCAATCATCCCTACTAGCGTTTTGTAAGGAAACCAAAGAAGCCATCTCCCTGGATGATTTTCAGGTTTTTGATTTCGATAGCAACGCCACATTGAATAAATTACCAGACGCGGATCTCATAGGAATAGCCGAATATTCTTTGGAGAACGATGAAGAAACACATATTGGTTCATGTTCTTTTGTTGTATGCACCTTGGCGGATGATGCCAATCTTCGCCGGCTTCGGCCTGTAGTGGATTATCTCTATTCAAAATTAGAGCCTGGGTTTGCAATCCCTATTGTGAGAACCGTTGATGGAGAACCAATAGGACAAGCCATAGTGATGAGACCAACAGCAGCATTGCCTCTTACGACCACTGAGGTCAGGCCTCTGATTGAGATTGTTCTTCGCTTTGGTCTTGCTCTAGAGAATCCACCATCTCTCGATTGATCTGCATCTGAAGGTGCTTCTTCAAAATATTCTCAATTTCCCCAGACAGACTTCGGCTGTTGTTCCGGGCCCGGTTTCGTATGGCCTGGTTTAGGTCTGGAGGAAGGTAGATGTTCACCGGGACTTTTTTCATATTAATGAAAGGGTTTGCCACTGTTTAATTTATACTCCTTAAAACATAACATGATATATTGGATTGTTGAAGACATTTTTCAATCAATGGCAAAAAGGAGATTCCCATGCCCGGCTTAGCTAAAACGCAAAAGTTCATGCTGAACACCGCTACTGTAATGATCGGCCCACAAGCTGATCTTCACAACCTCAATCCTGCAGAACACTCAATCGGTCTCGTGAAAAACTTCACGCTGACGGCAGAACCCTCTTACACTGAACTTGGTCAAGGTGTGAAGAACGAGATCGTGTTCTCGGTTCTTACCAACAACCCTGTTCGTGCTACGATGGAGACCTATGAGTATACCGCGCGTAACCTTGCATACGGCCTCGGCCTGGCGGATGCTGAGAGCTTTACGGCTCTGACGGCTACCACAGCAGTAAATGGCGCCATCGTTGCCGGCTCTCCTCCTGAGTTCGATCTGGTCGTTGATGACAATGCCCTTTTCTCTGCGGGGGATTTCATTCTGATCAAGAACGACAGTGAAGATGACTTCGTTGTCAGAGAGATTGCATCTACATCAACTGGTGAAGTGATCACCGTTACGATGGCTCTTCCTGACATCGCCGACAATGCACAGGTTCTGCTCGTCAACAAACTGGCGATTGGTTCCAAAGATGACCAGCCGTACTATGCTGCGAAGATCTCTGGTAAGCTTGCAGACGGCACTGTCTGTGTTATTGAGATCCCGAAACTGCGTATCATCAAAGGTTTCAGCCTTGCCTTTACGTCTCAGGACTTTGGCAATCTGCCCTTTGAGTTCACGATTTACAGCCAGGTTACTACTGACCCGTTCTATACGGAGTTCGGTGGTGATCAGTCCAGGATGTATCTCCAGTAAAACGTCTCGCTCGTTATCTCCCGAACGGGCTTGCAGCGTCAACCACCCCATGTTAGCATGGGGTGGTTGTTCTTTTAGGACAACACAACAAAGGGAGAACTCATGTCAGAAACTATGGAAAAGCCGAATGATCGGCTGAGCATTATGGTTAACGATAAACCTGCCGAACTGTTCATGTCGGCTGGTCTAATACGGCGCCTGGTGACGCGCACGATGGCCTCAGGTGAAGATGTTCATGGGCTATACTTCAACGTACCCCTGCAATCAGAGCTTATGCTGGAAGCTCTCAGGCCCCGCGCTGGGCATGGGGAACCTAAGTCGGAATGTTCCCTTGATGATTTCATTATGACAATTGAAGACGGGGAGCGCGTTACGACCTGGGTGACGGAGCACATCCTCTATTTTTTCGTGAAAAGCGCGACGAGGCTGCAAAAAGACCTGACGGCCCCGGAAGCGCTGCTTCAGAAATTAATGGGATCACCGACTGGTACGGAAGCCTTACCGGAGGGGAGTGCCTCTGCTGGGCCTACGACTGCCGGTTAAGTGACACGGAAGCAATTCTGTGGCAGAATACAGAGTGGGACATTAAAACCCGTTTGAAGCTAAAGTTGGGTTTCGAACGGGCGAGGTCTACCGAGGATCTTCAAATCCTGGCCTACGTTGTGTCTGGTCTCTTCGGCGGGGGTAAGGAAGAAGTTTCGGCACCTAAAAACGCTGTAGAGGCGAAGATGCAATTCGCCGCAATGATGGGGAAGAACTAGGTGGCTGTAGATAAACCAACCTTAGAGATTGTAATCCAGAGGCTTGATCAGCTCACCAAGCTTCAAGAGTCTCTTCTTTCATCCAACAACTCAGCCAGAAATCTAGAGACAACTTTCAACAGCATGAGGACGCTCGTTGGGCAGATCGCCGGCGAGACGGTCGCATTCAACAAAGCGATGGCTGGGGCA